TCGGATGCTTTTTTGCGTAATCATCAAGCATCTGGTCGATCTCGTTGTATTGCTCCTGATTGAGTTCGTTCAAATGCTCCACTTTCCACGTTTTAAGGCAGTATTTCTTAACCTTGTCTCGGGCAATGCCGACTTCGTTGATACGGGCTTCTAATCGCTTGTGTTGCGCTTGGCTGATAACGGGTGCAGCACCCGCAGAGTCAGCAGCGGGGAGAGCGCCGCTAACGGGGTGACTCTGCGGGGCTGCATTCTTGACCGTCAGCGGTTTAACGGTAAACGGTTTTTTGTTTCCGCGAGTAACGGTCAATGCCATTGTCATTGCATTATCAATATGCGACATGTGACTTACTCGGATTCCACCAACTTCCATTCCACCCCACTTTACTTTTGGGTCGCAAAAAAGCGTAAGCGAGCGTCCGGTGTATGCTTTTGAATCAGGCCCCCATGCGGCAACTAGGCATCGAGCCATGCTTTTACAGGGTCGCCACGGTTTTCCGTCCTCGCCTTCGTAGTGGATGGTAATAGGCTGTTCGGTGCCAGCTTTTATATCTACTTTCGTAATGGTAATAGTGATTGGCCCAGACAAAAGCGAATCAGCATTGATCTGATCTGAACGCGGGATAATAACTTGCGACATGTCACTCATTTTCTATTCTCCATTGGTATGTGCGCCCACGAAATTCCGCGAACGATGTATCCAACCATTGTTACCGTAATTCCGTAATCCGCGGCGATTTCCCTTCTACTCCTTGTATCGCTGCGAATACTCACAACTTTGTCTGCCGTTAATTTCGATGTAGCCGTTCGCTCTCCACGCGCAGTTTTCTCCGGCATCGTGTGACGGCCATGCGTAATTCCTCTTGGACGGCGATGCGGTGGCACGGCAGATGGCTTGCCAAGTCGGCTTCTGCCATGACCAACTTTGTCAGCCTCATTTTCCTTCGCCGTCGCCCACCTTAAATTACTGGCTGCGTTGTTTAATCCGTTGCCATCCTTGTGCGCCGCGTGATGTTTTTTTGTAGGCGGATTTCCGTGAAACGCCTTGCAAACCAACCGATGAACCAAAACCAGTGACGGCTTTTTATCTCGGTAAAGTGTGACGTAGGCGTAGCGATGCTGGCAAAGTTTTAAAACAATTCCAGATCGTCCGCGATAATCAGGGGCGATTCGCTTAACTCTACCAAGACTGCTTATTGCGTAGTCTGTAAAGTCGGTAATTGTGCGCCACACTTCACTCATATCATGTCCTGAATAATTTTCCGTTCGGTTGGTATCAGCCGCGCTTTGCCGTTAATCACGGACTGGTAACGCTCCTGCGCCTCGGTCAATCGTTTCTCAAACGCCGTCGCAGCATCCAGTATCGCGGCCTGTATCTTTTCGTCAGGCAATACCCGCACCGTCGCCATCGGCAACCCGCCGCAATACGATACGAGATCGCACCATTTACGCTCAGATACCAGCAAGCCTGTTTGACACTGAATCATAAAATCCGGGTCAATCGTGTCTGCGCTGACGTAATCGCAAAGCGTGCGTATCTGGTATTTCTGATTGCGCGACTTGCACTCAATCAGGCCATCGTCGCCTACCAAGGCATCCGGTGAATAGCCGATAGTGAATCCCCATTTATCGTTTGTGATAAACCCGACTTCCTGCACTGGCGCGTATGTTTTGGCGTATTGCAGACGCGCTTCTATTTCGTCCTCCATGCCGCGCAGCATGCTGTCTGAGATATACGAAGGCTCGACGTATCCCGTAATCCGCTGTGCCAGCAATTCCCACATGTGCGCCTTTTCCTTGTCATTGCTTGCGGCCTTCAGGGTGGGCGTAACAATCAATTTCATTTCTGAGGCTGTCAACAATCCGCAGCGTAACGCCATCCATTCCTCGCTGCCTTGCTCTACGGTATCGTGGTATTTGATGCTCACTTGGATTTCCTCTCGTAAATGTAAAGCCCACGTTTCAGCGCGTCGTGAATCATGCGACCAGTCCAACCGATAACGAAAGCTGCGGGGCGCGGTTTCAGCAATGCGCCATACGTCATTGATATAACTGCGCGGCGGTCTTGCGCCAGTGCGATAAGGTGCGCTAACGATCTGACGGATCTCATGCCGTCACCTTGCGCGGTTGTTTCAGATTAACGTAAGCCTCTCGCGTTTCGCCTTCGGAGGGTGGATCGATTTTGCGGAGCCACGGAATCGGCGCATATACCAATCTCTCTGGAATCGGTTCTTTTGCGTCGGCAAACATAAGGCCGTTACCCGTAAATCCGCAGAACGGGCAAACGCAATCAGGATGGATTGCAATGCCGCCTACTTCAAAAACTCGGCCAAGCGCAAATCTCTTGCCTAACTGAGCGTCGCAGCACCCGCGAACAATCATTACCAAATCCCCTTTCTTAATCATCTCGCCCCCAACGCCAGCCAAAGCACCAGCAGACAAGCAGCAACCACGACAAGCCCCTGCATCAGCGCCTCGACGGTATCGTGCAGGCCGTCATCGTGCGGCCTCAGTTTCTTGCGGCGGTCGGCGTAGTCTTGCAGGGTGTGGCGGTATCTGATAATCATGGCTTGGTAGCCTCCATAGTGGCGCGGGCTGATTTAATTTCGCATTGGCAATTATCAAAAGACATGCTGCCGTGTTCCGCCCAATGCATTGCTGGCCTTACGGTTCCGCATTGGTATTCGTGGGCAACCTTCGGCAATATCTTTTCCAACGCCTCCCGCAGCATCTTTACCTTCTCCTGCTCGGCGGCGAGTTCGCGTTCTAGCTGGCGGGCGTGGTCAATTAGAATACCCTCGTCCATTGTTCGATTATTCATTTTGTTGCCAATCAGCGCGTCTGTTTTTGGAGTGTCCATTTTTATCTCTTACGCGTGAATGCAGATTGATATTTCAACGCGACGACGACGCTGACGCTGAAGGCCCTCGGCGCTATACATGGCCGTTAATGCGGGGAACAGTTGGCGGTATTCTTCGGTGCTGCGAAACTTCATCTTGCCCATTTCAGCTTCACGCTTCGCCACGTATTCCATGCCCTCGCTGTATGTGCTGAATTTCATTTCACTCTCCCGTTATCGCCGCCCGTTGCGGCATGGGTGAATAATGCGCCTATCAATGATACCTGTCAATAGCCAATCTCATTGAATTTTTCTATGGCAGTCCGGTTGGCGATAGGTTAGCGGCTACTAACCGGCTTCACCGCCGGAAACGGACGCGGCACCAGCACCAGACCGAGCATATCCCGCCGTGGAATACGCTTCTCCCCGACTAGGATATGGATGCGCTGCCGTGACAGCCCCGATTCTGCAGCCGCCTCGGTTAGTGTCTGCCAACCTTTTACGTGACTGCGCGGGGCTTTCTTGCCGATAGGACGTTTTTTCATGCTGGCTCCGTGGTTAAGCTACGGCGCGATTATGAACGGTTAATGATTGATGTCAATATTTTTGTTGACAGGCCGAAAATTGCCGTGATTTAATCGGGGCGTTACTTAACCGAATGGGAGATACGTTATGAAGATCAGCATACCGATAGCTTGGTATAAAGACCCCGAGCCGATTGTGGAGGGTGAGATTATTGACATTGCGCCGCACCTAGCGCACGTTGCCACGTTTATTGTCCACAAGGCCGCGCCAGAAGATTGGCATGATTGGAAGGTTAGTAACGTAGAAACTGGCGCATCAGTGGCGATTGGATCAACGCGGAATCAAGCAATAAAAAACGCCGAAAAGAAATTAGCCATTAACGATCAAGAGTCGATATTAAAGGCGTATCGCAAGTTTAATAAATGGTGGCCGCAATACCGTCGCCGCAATGGTGCCGTATGACCGAACCCCTAGAAGCCACAATCCTGCGCGTAAAACTCGCCCGCGCTAAATTGTTCCGCAGTCTGTATTTCAACGTCTGCCAGTGCGCCGCATACCATTGGGCGCATCATCGCAAAATCGTGAGGTGTGGGAAATGAGCGTAAATTGCCCATATTGCGAAGCTGATATTGAAATAAATCACGATGACGGAAGCGGCTATTCTGAGGATGAATTGCACACTCAAGAATGCCCGAAATGTGAAAAGAGTTTTGCCTTTTATACGTCAATTCATTTTAGCTATTCGGTTCGCAAGGCCGATTGCTTAAATGACGGAAACCATAATTACGAGCGCACAAAAACTTATCCGCCTGAGTTTGCTGTAATGCGCTGCGTAATGTGCGGCGACGAAAAACCGTTACCGGAAAATAAGCCATGACCCGCTCCGAACGCTCAATAATGCGTGCCGTCCTCCGCTACAACGGCATCCCCGACGCTGACCATGCCGAACATATCGAGCAATCCCGCGAATCAGGGCGCGGCAATTTAGACCGACATGCTTACAGGTCTTATCGCATCATCTGGAACTCGTTTACGCCGGAGCAGAGGATTCAGCTATGCCGCCCGCAATAAATCCAGTGCGCGGCACCGATCACCCGCTATCCAAGCTGACTGATGACGATATCAGGCTGATTCGTGAGTGCGTGGCAGAGCGTGAACGGTTGCGCGAGGAAGCGCGGCGATTGAGTAATGAGGCGCTAGCTATTAAATTTAACGTGCATCATCGGACGATTGAGCGCGTAACGCAGTGCAGAGGATGGATTCATGTCTGAGCCGTGGAAGCGTAAAGAGGTAATCGGGGATTGCACTCTTTACTTAGGTGATTGTCTGGAAATCCTGCCGACATTGGAAAAGGTTGATGCGGTGATTACTGATCCACCGTATGGGGTAAATCTTGGCGACCACGACGCAGCAAGCGAAAAGCGCCCACAGTTTTTGGCTAAACAGGCTTATGAGAGTTACGAAGATACGGAAGAAAATCTAAAGGCTATCGTCGTTCCTGCTGTGACGATGGCGCTAGACAATGCCGATAGGGGAATCGTGTTCTGCGCTGGATTGCGTGTTTGGGATTTCCCAAAAGCAACGGCGATTGGTGGCGTTTACCTTCCGGCTGCATGTGGTCGCAATCCGTGGGGCTTTTCATCTATGGCGCATTGTTTGTTCTATGGAAAGGCACCCGACCTGCAAAAAGGCGCTAAACATACGGCCATTAAAAGCACTGAACCGTCAGACAAGAACGGGCACCCATGCCCAAAGCCTACGGGCTGGATGGTATGGGCAGTCGATCTGGGGAGCCGTAAGGGTGAAACCATCCTAGACCCCTTCATGGGCAGCGGCACCACAGGAGTCGCTTGCGCCAATATAGGCCGTAAATTTATCGGCGTGGAAATTGAGCCTAAATATTTCGATATAGCCTGCGACCGAATAACCAATGCCTACCGACAACAAAAATTATTCTGAGCCTATTTTAATTATTTACGACTGCACCGAAACCGAAGAACAGATCAAACGCCGCATGATTTTGAAGTTACCGAAACCGACTTATTCATTCACCGTGGAGAAATACAATGGCCCTACCGAACGGAAACGCAGCGAGAATCAGAAAAGCTCTGGCAGAATTCCAGCAGGATTCGACGACGCCCACAGCGCAGATGGTGGCGGCTAAG